GCACGCCATTGTTTTAAAAATGTTTTATCTTTTGTTTTAGAAAGTATAGTTGTGACTGATGGCAATGCTTCACCATCGGGTGTAAGATATAATCTTCCGTCCCCTTCTTTGCGTTTTAGTTCTGCGTAATTATATTTCTTAATTAATTGCACACATGCTTATAGCATATTTTTTAATATTTTAAAAGAAACTTTAATATATCCATTGTTCGAGAGTCTTTAATATCATCAATCATTGCACCAATTCCACGTTCAAAAAGATTTTGACTAGGATCAAAATATTGATCGTATTTTCTAAGATAAGGGGCTGGTGGAATTATATTACCATACAATGTTTGTAATGCATCTCTTGACATACCTGCCGTAGAAACATATTTTTTAGATCTTTGTGCATCAGGATTAGCACCAAATGGATTACTTGCAGCTAGATTACTAATTGCATTTAAAATTCCTGCTTTATCATCAACTCTATGATATCTAGGAATGTCAGTAAAAGCTATTGAATGCGGATTACGGTATCTTGCATCTCGTGCTTTTTCAGCTGCATCAAAATTGACGCCTCTGTAATCTTCGCTTTGTCTATATCTTTCAGCCACAGTGTTTCATATGATCAGCCATTTCTTGAGCTCTGTTAGGTGTCTGTTTTGCCCAACGTGAGTCAAGCATTTGAACAGACGCTTCAGCGTAATCGGGTGGATCTTGCTGAAGGGCCTGCCACATTTTTCGAAACTTGGAAACTCCGTTCCCCCCAAGCTGAAAAATCATTTCAATTATTAAAATTTTTGCATCACTAGATATTTTTAAATCTTTGCACATGTCATCTGCTTGATCAATTGCAGACTGTAAATCTTTTTCTAATATACCCATTAAGAAATCTTCTTCATATTCTTTGTCATCTTCCCAAAAGTCTTCAACGCAGAGATGCCCTACGCCCACCGTTCTTTTTCCTAGGGTATCTAGGTATACCTTGTTTCTGTATCCCTCGTGTCTTTTAACAGACTCTAAAAGTTTATCCATGTCAATCATAATCTATCCAATTTTTTATTTATGTTTTTAACCTCTGCCTCTATGACAGCGATTCTTGATTCTATTTTTGTAAATAGTTGTATGGCTTGTTCCATACGGTCCATGTCTTTTTCCATTGCACTAACACGTTGTGATGTCATTCCCCATGTTACACCAAGGGCCAAAATTATTCCAACTATCCAAACTGTATCTCTTATACTCATGTTAACATAAATGGATATTTCATTTCCATGTCTGATTGCAACAATTCTAACATGTCTTCATAGTTAGGGTCGTCTGGGTTTAATTCCTCTATTTGTCTTTGAAGATATTGAAAAGAGTCATCCATGCCTGCTTCCATTATAGGTAAAGGTAATCCAGTTTCATCTTCTTGAAAAATAAAATCAGGAGTAGTGTTTTCTTCTTCTAAACTATCTCTAAATTGTTTCTGCCTAAACTCATCTTGTTCAGCATCATAACCAGGTAAAAATCTTTTCATGTATTGTCCAAACTCTCTTAAAAAATAATCGTCTGCTGTAGGATCCATGTAAGATGTTGCATTCATTAATTTATATTTATTATTAAGAGCAGCTTGTATTCCTTTATTATTACCAGGATTAATTCTCCAGGTTTGTGGTCCTTTTAATTGTATAGGATAAGTGTTACCCCCTCGTTCTTCGTATCCACTCCCATCTGGATATACAAATCTAGCAGAACTATTAAAAGGAGCAAATGCATTAGATGCTTGAGACATACTCATTGCATTACCAGTATCAGGATTAATAAAATCAGATATACTATACATCATACCAGATGAATCATTATTTCTATATTTAAATTTATTTGTTGTATCTGAGTTAACTACATTAAAATTAGGCTGATAATAATTATTTCCAGCGGGTGATGTAGTCATCATTGAGTTTAAACCATCATATTTGTTGCCTGACAAACTTCCAATGCCAGCTTGCATCATGCTTTGCGCTGCTTGTTCGTATGGATTAACCATTATAATACTCCCATTATTCCACTACCTTGTGACTTTTTAGTAAATGGATTATCATTAATTTCTGTTTGTGGTTTTGTGTAATTACCTTTGTTATCCATAATTGGATTCATGTCCATCATTCCACCTTGTGCAGCCATTACTGGTCTTGCACCACCATACTGTGCTGCAAGTGCCATGTCTGTATTACCAGAATATAAAGCACCAGCTGCGTCTGGGCTCATGTTGGCATTCATTGCAATTGAAGAACCTGGGGCCGCGAGGCTTGTTCCAAATCCTGCTGTTGCTGGCATAATGTTGGGTGTTTGATTACTTGCTGCTTCTTGTGCCGCTTCCGCTGCACCAGCTGCGCCTTCTATTGCACCTTCTTGTGCCGCGTTTTCTTCTATTGCTGGTATTTGATCAAGAGGCACGGAATCAGAATCTCTGTTTAAAACTTTATTTCCTAATCTTAATGCTTCAGGAATATTTTCTAATATTTCTCCGCCAAGATTCATAATATTATCTGTAAGTTTTTCTCCTCTACTTCTAATATCACGCATTCTTTCAGCACCTATTTCTTTCTTTTGTTGCGCATCTTCAAGCTCAAGCATATCCATATGAAATGCATCCCATTCTTCTGGGTGTCTGTTAACTAATTTTAAAAAATTACTCATTCTAATTGTTTCAGGAAGAGTATCATCAATAGTGTTTCTAAATACACGCATTGATACTGGGCTAGTTATAACACCTCCACCGTAACGAAGAAGCCATGCCATAGCTAATGCTTGTACCATTGCACCATTTATTAATCCACTTGCATATGCAGCACCGGCAGTACCAGCACCTGACCAAGGAAGGAAAGCTGTAAGACCACGGTTAGTAGAACTAATGACAGCTTTTCTGGCCATGAATGTAGATACATCAGGAACACCATTTTTATATACACGTTCCATGACTGTAATTAATTTATCAAAATCATCTAAAGTAGGAAGATTAGTTCTTATTATATCGCCATCTTGTTTTTTTGCAAACTCAGCAGCATCATCAATAAATCTACCAGATGGTGCCATGCCAAGCCACATCTCATCTTGAAAACTTCTAAGCTGTCCTGTTTTAGGATCCACGCCACGTATGACATTTCTTCCTGTATTTAAAGCTTCTTTAAATATTTCTCTCTCAATTGATTGACCTTTTCCTAAACCAATATCTTGTCTAAACTGATCAAAGTTAAATTTACGTATACCTTTTACGTTATCCGTTAAGGCTCTGTTAAATGCATTACGTATATATAAATCAACACCATCCGCAAATGCTTGATCACCTACAAGTTTTTTAACAATTTGAGCATCTTGTTTAGTTCCAGATTTAATAACAGTATCAAATAAACTTTGAGCAGTTCTTTTATCATCCCATACTATTTTAAGATCTATACCTAAAGACTTCATATCAAGACCAGCTTTTTTAGCAATGTCACTTCCATAAAGTAGCATTCCGTTTGCTACAAATTCATCATAGTTTTTAAATGCAGTTGCTACATCATCCATGCCGTGCATAGCTAAAGCAGCAATATCATTATCCCACCCTTTTAATAATGTCATAACATCTTTTTCAAGATTAGGAGTATTTTTACCAAGTTTTTCTACTTGCGCCATTATTTGACCTTTTATTCCTATTGCTTCATATATATCGCGCGTTCCTGTAGAAGCGGCATTTAAAATTTGTTCTTGTATAAAATTAACAAGAGGATCTCCACCTTCAGGTGGTTTTTTTCTCATTGTTCCATCAACCATTTGTGATTGCCAATAACGTTGTCTTTGTTTGATAACGGCTATAGCCGCATCTCTTAAAAATTTATCACTAATAGGTGCATCTACTTTAGCAGCACTTTCAATTGCTGCATCATTTAATTCTATTGCTTTGTTTCTAAATTTTTCAGCACCTTTGTACATTATATTTCCAAAATCTAATGCGCCATTTTGTGCGAGATGTGATATTGGTGCCATTGATCCTAACATATTATCAAATGCAACTAGCCATGAGTTAGAATTTTTTTCTAAATATTGTTGTATTTTACCTCCAAGCCATGGAGCACGGCCCAAGACTGAACTAACCATAGATACAAAACTATTAGAAAACATATCTTTACTCATTGGAACATATATTTGTTCTAATTCACGCGGTCGTTGAGTTGCCGGTGTTTGAAATCCTTTTATTTTTTTACCTAATAAACTTAATCCACCAGTAGACATAAAATCAAAAATATTAGATTGAGATAATCTTGTAATAGCATTTCCTACAAATGGAATATTAAAACCTGCTTTTTCTACTTCAATATATTTACCACCATATCTTTTCCATAAATATTCAGCATAAGCTAAATCATCTATTGGCGTAGTTTCTTTAAAAAAAGATTCTACTTGTGGGTATTTAGTTTGTTTTGTTTTAAACATGCCAATACCAGGTGCTTGTGACACACCTTTTCTAAGCATGTTGTATACAGGACGAAGCATAAAAAACGGAGCAGTTAATGCTACATCAGTCACAGCTTCATCAATTGCGTTAAATGTTCTTTGCCCTATTCCTGGACGATTAATTCCTTCAGGTCCAAAAGTTGCAAATTCAGGTATAGCTTTAGCAAACATGTTTGCTCTTATATCATCTGATGATTGAAGATAAGCTTTAGATTTACCGGCAGCATTCATAGCATCTAGTTGTAACTCATATCCAAAATCAGCTGATCCCCATCCAACTCCTCCTACACCAAGCGCACCTAAAGTTTTTACGGTCCAAGGATGTGTTAATCCTCTTCCTGCCCAACCACCAGCTTTAATATACCAAGGTCCTTTAGTTGACGCTGCTTTAAAAAGTTGATTAAATTTTTGTAAATTTTTATTAGTTAATAATTTTTCTCCTGCTTTATATCCTACATTAGTTCCATAAACAGAAGCTGCAAACTTTTGACCAAATTGTAACCAAGGGTAAGGGTCAGGATTGTCTGTCCATAAATCCATGTCATCACGAAGCATATAAGTGTCAAGATCAATTGGTTGACCTATAATGTCTGTTTCAGTTAGATTTGCCGCTTTTAAAATTCTATTCTTTGCTCCAAAATATTCTTCTAATACTGCATCTGCTTCTTCAATTTTACCTTGAGATCTTAAAAGATCAGATTTGTCTTTATATTTAGGAGCAAGTAAAGCAAGCGCATCTTTAGTTTTATCTCTTTTTTCTCTATACATTTCAAATGCTTTAGATTTTTCCATTTTAGCTGTTTCAGCCATATCTTTTCTATCTTGAAAATAACTATCACTAAGTGGATTTAATTTATCTACTACAGATCTTCCAACTTTATCCCATGCTTGATAAACAGGATTAGCAATATAATCTTTAGCTAATTGAAATGGTTTAACTTCTAATTCACCTGGCATGATATCCAAGTTAGCTACAGCTTCAGTATTTTTTCTTGCAATTTGTTCGGCTTTTGTAATAGGTATTCCACCTTCAGTTGTATCTACAAATGTAGTGTCTGCTGCAATTTTTGTAGATTTAGCTGGTTGATCACTTGTAAGAAAACGTTCTTCAACCATTTCTCCTTCTTTAAAACCAGTATTTATAAGTTTAGTAACCATTAATTGTTCAATGCCTCTAATTCTTTATTAATTTGTTCATTTAAATCTATTATGTCATTAGTACCTGTAGAAGCAATACTAGCTCCTTGACTACCAGCCCATGATTGTGGTGTAGTTCCTAAAGGAAAATTTGTATATTGTTCTACCCATTGTCCATTGTCTTGTGGTGTAAAATATAATTTATAAAAACTATCTATTGCTGATTGTTTAGCTGGAAAATTAAACGGATTATCATCAACAACTAATCCCAATGCTTTTGCATTTTCCACACTTCCGTATTTTTTTATTGCATCGTTAGTTGATACAACATTAGCTCCTTGAAATCCTGATTGCATATCACCTTCTAATTTATTTACAAGGGACCATAACTTATTAATAACCATGTTAGGTCTAGCAGTTGGTCCAGTAAACCCTGTAACCGATGCATCATTAAATGATGCCCTAAGAACATCTGCTAACATACGACCAGTGGGCTGACGTGAACGTGCTAATAATAAACCAAGTGTTCTTTCAAATACTTGTACACCAGGTATATCTGGATCTGTAAACATACGTTCTAATTCACCTTTTACTAAATAAACAGAAGCTTCTCCGTAAGGATTTTCAGCACTTACACCAATGTTTTGTCCTTTTTCATTATACTTATCAACAAAGATAGGTATATCTGGACCCGTGTAATTACCTCCATATAAACTTCTCATAGTTGAGTTAGGTGTGTTATTTACTATACCAAAAGTTCCATCATTTGATAATTCTCTGTTTACACTTCCTTCTGAATAATTATCAATTAAGTTAGTAATAACTTCATTACCTTGACCTTTGTATTTAGAGGCAGCTTGTAATTCATTTGTTCCACCAGCATTTAATAATTCATTAAAATAATATGCAGGTGCAGTTGCAAATTTACCAAGTTCTCCTTTTGCTCCAATAAGATGTTGTTTATTCATAACAATGTTCATGTATTTATAAACTTCATCCAAGTTAGATGAGATATATTTAGCAAATTTTAATTGATCCTGCGCACCAGCATCTGTAACCGGAGCTAAACCGCTAGTTCTACTACTTATTCCTGCTGACCCTGACTCTGAAGCACTTTGTGACATTGGTATATATAAAGGAAAAGGATAATTAGGATTTCTTTTTGGATCCTGATTAATTGCAATGTACTCTAACATTTCAGGGCTGTTTTGTTGAACAACGTCTCTAAACGTATTAGAAGAATAACGTGGTTGACCGTTAGGTAATTGTTTAGGAGCACCAGTCTGTGAATCAAATTCATATCCTACTTGATACACATTATAAAAAGCACCGCTTCGTTTTTTTAATTTATCTTGTTCTTCATTCCAAATTTGAAACGCTGCTAAACCTAATTCACGATCTTGTTTAGATTTTTCCATGCCCATTTGAATCATCATAGGAGCTACTTGTAATCCTGCTTGTCCAGCAACATCTAAAAAACCAGAAACACCACCTTGTAATGTTTTACCAGTCATTAATGCCATGCCAAGTTGAGCTAGCATTGCAGTGTTAGCTAGTCGTTGTCCTTTGTCATCACCAAGCATAGATCTTAATGAATCTGCATAATCTTTAACTTGTGTTAAACTATCATTTTGTGGAAAAAGTGTACCTGCCTCTAAATTTTGAGCTCCTGCATAAAGACCTTCTTGATCAGCTTCACTTACTACTGAGTTATTACCTACTTCGTTGTTAGAATAAACAGCGTTTTTTTCTATATCACTTTTTTCTTCGCTAGGAACATTACCTTCTATTGACGACAAATCTACATTGCCCTCTGCATTTGGAGGACCATTGTCAGGTGTTTGGTTATTTATATTTTCTTCTACAATTGTAGCAGTAATTTCTTCTTCATCTTTTTTTTCAGGCTCAACTGTATTTAATTCATCCATTCCTAATACATCACTAAACTGATCCACGGCCCATGGAATAGCTCCCAGCTTTAATAACTTCCATTTTGGAATAGCGGCTTTAGCTGCTCCTGATGCAATAGTAGCGATGGCCGTACCACCAGGGTTCAAATGTTGTCTAAACATTTTTCTATTAATGGCCATATTAGCCCATCATGTTGTTGTAGCCTTGGTATGCTGCAAGACCAGTTAATCCAGCTCCAATACCCTGTGCTAATGGATTAGTTGTAGGCGCAGTTCCCTGCGATATAGCCATTCCACTAGAAGGGGCACCTTGGTAAATATCTGACACAAAAGCCATTCTTTGGAATGGTTCATAAATCTGTTGCAACTGTTGTCTATACTTAGCATCTTCCAATGCTTGCGCTTGTTGTTGTTTTGTTGCTCCAGCTGCCATTAATCCGGCAACATCACCTTGTTGTTGCTGCTGTAATTGTGCACCTAGCCCTGCAAGCTGTTGTCCAGCTTGTGCTTGTCTCCCCATTTGTGATTCAAACTGTTGTTGTGCCATTGATTGTGCTTGACCGTAGTTAGAAGCTAACGCTTGTCCTACAGCATCTGCACGTTGACGACCTAGTTCTGCCGTTTGAATTCCTTGTCTAGCTCCACCAAAAGCCCCTGCTTGTGCAGCAGATAAGTTAGCTTGGTTTTGCATTTTATCGAATTGTTGTTCTATTCCAGATATAACTTCATTTTGATATGGATTCATGTATGCTTGATAAGCATTTGGATCATATGCTGCTGTGCTTCCCAGTGTTTGATTAGTAGCTTGATTTATGTAAGGTAAATAACTACTTAAACCCGCACCTACTCGATCAAATGCTTGATTTTGTAAAGCATCTAAACCCGCAACACCTTGTGTTGGAATAGTGATATCACCAGCAGTAGGTGATTTTCCCTCTGCCGCTAACTTTGCAGCCGTATCCATAAGCTGGACACGTCTTGCTTCTATATCTGGTGCTTCACGTTGGTAAGTAGTTTGAGTGACGTTTTCATTGCCGCCACCTCCGCCGCCACCTAATCCAGGAATACTCATAGTTTTCTCCTATATACAGTGCTAATGTTTTCCATATCTAATCTTTTAGCCATTCCGTCAAAATCCTTTTTTACTCCTCTTGATGGTTCAAAGTAAACTTCTTTTGCTTTTTTTCCTTTGCACCAATCAATAAATTTTTTCATCAATTGTACCGCTGTCATACCACCTCTTTGTGATGGTACAACATATAGATCCATTTCCCTTCCGTATTGTGCATTACTAAAATTGTAATCCATTAATACGCCAGTTAAAAAACCTATTGGCTTATCTTTAGAATCCAAAGCCATTATGGCAAATATATTTGGATTGTAAAGTGCAGAAAAGAAATATTTTTTAATCTTTTCTGTGTCGTACTCAAGTTCATCTTTCCATTCAGACTCTTTAAACATTGCTTTAGCACTGTTAAGAATCCAATTTAAATCTTGTTCTTCAACAAATTTCCATCTCATGCGTACTGCGGAGGATCTCCAGGCTTCGCAGAATCAGGATCTAATGCATTCATCATACTATACATTTTTTGTGCTCCCGCATCTATGTTGCCACCTCCAGCAGCTCTAACAGCATCAGCTGTAAATACAAATTCATTGTTTGATAGTTGAGCAGGAATTGAATCAGACGTTTCTGTACCTGGGCCACTAATCGTGCCACCTGGAATAGCGTTTAATTCCATACTAGATCCACCATAAGCTTGACTTTGTCTTAATGCTTTATCAGTAGGTGCTCCTTTAGATCCTGGTTTTCTCATTTTTTCTCCACTACCTTTTTTAATACGTTCTCTTTTTGCATGAATGTTTGCCCATAAACCATCTTTTGCATTTAACCTTCCACCTTTTGCCGCCATTGGAATATCAAAATCTGACTCATTTATCATTTCCATAAACTCATCAAACGTTCCTTGAAATTCACCAGACTTAATCATATCATCGTACATATTATACCAACCTTCCATTGGGTGTGGTTGTGACATAGAAATATCTTCTTCAAATAAATTTCCTAAATCATCAATACTTTCATATGCAGGTGATGTAATAACATCTTGAACGTTTACGTTAAAATCATCACTCATCATAGAGTCAGTGTAAGGACCTGGCATTCCTCCATTATTAAGAGAAGCAATACCTCCTTTGTTACCTAAAAAGTTTGAAAGTTCTCCATAAGGTGTAATAGCCATACGCGATAACATGTTTTGATAAGCTTGTTCTTCTTCTTCTGCTAAATCACCGGATGTTTTTCCACCAGCCATCAAATCAAAAAGTGATTTACCTAAATAGTATGGATCAATTTCCATATCACCAATACCAAAAAATTCATTGTAAGCATCAGATCCAGCTTCTACACCAACTGGTGGTTCTTTTTTCATAAGCGTATCAAAAATACTAGGTTTAGTTTTCTCACGCATTACATAATCTAAACCGGCCAATGGTGGTTCTGCATCTTGACTCATTTGTTCAAATGTTTCTAAAGCATTTGGCACAACGGTTTTAGTAATTGTTTCCGCCGGAGATTTTTCAAACTGAACTATGTTTCCTGGTTCTGCTAATTCTACTGGATCAAATGAATCGGTAAATTTATTATAATCCATCCATCCTCCCTCTGGTAAAGGTAATCCCTTAGTAGCACTTGTTTGTCGTAAAGGTTGGAAGTAACTCCCAATATCTTCATTGGATATAAATTCATCACCATAAGCAAAAGGATCTGGCGCTGGACCACCTCTTCCTGGTCCATAATATTTATCCATTAAAGATTGACCGTATTCTGTGTAACCAGGTGTAACTCTAGTTCCCATTTCTGCTGGAATATCAAAAGAAATATCTTCGGTATAATCTGATACATCTATATCAGGTGTATTACCCAACATCTGTGAAAAGTCTCCACCTGTTTTTAAAAAAGAATAAGGAAAAGAACTAAAGAATGCTCTTCTACCTACTTTCTCGGGATTTTGTGCTCCACTAGCTGCAGCTAATGCATATTTCATTAAACCTTCTTTAGTTGCCATACCAAAAGCACTATTCATAAATTTAGATTTATTAAGAGCAGTCATGGCATTCATGGCATTTCGACCCATTTGAAATTTACCTGCTAAAGCAGGTAAGCCATAATAATTTAAAAATGGTGCAGCCATAGCTGCATAAGGTAGGATTTCTTTACCAGTTTTTATTATATCTTTAAATCTATCGTCTAACCAACCCACTAAACGTCTCCTGTTTGTCCTTCTAGTATTTTGTGAATTGCTGCCTGAATAACAACATCCTGTCTAATGTGTTCTGCTTTGGTAGCAGTAGCAGGATTTGCAACATCGTCATCAGCTTCTTTAGCTGAACCATATTCTTGTCCTGTTTCCGTATTGGTGATAGTTATTTCTGCTGGAACGACAATCTTTGGTACTTGTTCGCCGTCAATCTCAACGTACTCTACTACTCCGTCATCTTTTATAGGCATAATCTCTCCTTATAGCAAGTATTTTCTATGTTTTCAATCATTATGATATCTCCAATAAACTTAAATAAACCGTAATTGGCTGTGCATTTGTATTGATCTTTAATATATCTCCGGCTTCTAATATACCTATATCACCAGAAGCAAGATAAAACCATGATTTTGTGTATTTATCTGCTACAGCACCATCATAAGCAATGGTTGTAGTATTGATTTTTAGTGTTAGTTGCGCAGATCCTCCAGATCCATTATACACCCATGCTGTTTTAATAATAGCTGTTGTAGCATCTGGACATGTATAAATAGAGTGATCTCCCGTAGAAGATTTAGTCACCATTACTTTTTTATACGCGTTAGCCATTATGCTATAAACCAGTTAAAAGCTTCGTCATCATTACGAAGGGTTTCGGGTGTGTAAGAACTATTTAATAATTGCACTAATTGATCTAACGTTTGTATTAACTGATTAATTTGCGCCTCACTATATTCAGAAGGTGCTTGTGGTAATCGTGGTATATTTATTTGTGCCATTATCTCATACCATCCGGTTGTACATCTGCACGGTATGTGCCATATCGCCATGCTGTATCAACAGCTGATGTTGATATTTTTATAGACCCTTGCCTACCACGTGCACGTGTATCAACTTTAGTAGTTGAAGTTGTAACCGCATAAGGTCCATTAGTAATAGCAGTGCTTGCAGGATATAATTTAAAATTAAGTTCTACATTAACAGTTCCTGATTGATTTTTAAAATCAGGAATAAATCTTTTTATTGACATTAATCTTTCGCCAGCTTCAGGAATAACAAAATCACCAGATGTAACATGGGAAGGTAAAGCAACACCATCAGCATCGTTACCATTTTCTTGTGCATACATAAAACTTCTACCGGCTGTTAAACCAGTAATTGTACTAATAGTAGAAGTAGTATCTGTTGCTGAATAATCTAAAGCATATGGAAAACCGTACACACCTTTATCAGCCCACGAAGATCTAGCTAAACTTCCTATACTCCAAACTTGCTCTTGATAATTATAAGTTACACAACGATCAATAACATTTGATCCACTTGAACAATAAAACCACGTTACTTCATTAAATTCTGTATTTAATCCTGCAAATGTATCTTTTTGTGATGCTTGGTCTATATCTTTAAATACATAATCTTCTACACTACAAGGTATTTTTTGCACTGAACCATCGAATACAAAAAAAGAATCAATTCCCATCCAGAATGATCTACCGTTAGATTCTACAGCTGCGTGCTGTCCTATACATCCACATGCAGAACCTAGTTGTTGAAAACCAAAAGTAAATGGAGCTCCAATTAATTGCATTTGATACAATGCTGTATCAGACCAAATTAATACAGCACCACGCGAACGTTTAGCTGTAACAAGTTTTGATCCATCTGTTAATCTTTGTGATCCTGCAGTGTTTGTAGCTGTGGGTGCCCATTCATTAACATTTTCTTGATCAGACCAACGTATAAACATATCATCTCTAGTTGATGCAGACCCTATTGTTGTCTCTGTTCCAAAACAAATGACATGTCTATCTGTACCAGAAACTAATACAAACCTAGTAGATGTAGGGGCGTTTGATACTGTAGAACTAACTGCACGTTGAACTGTAGATGTACTAGCTGATGTATCCCAGTAATATAATCCCCCATTAAGTTGCTGGCATAAAACATCTTCACCCCAATTATCCAAGGACCATTTACCTGAGTCTAACTGCACTGAGTCTGGTGCTGCAAGACCAGCTCTTGTTGTACCCCATGTAGATAATCCCCATGTACCTGCACCCCATCCATAACCTTGAATAGAAAAAGCAGGATTAGTATTTAGCTGATATTCAGCTGTGCCTGTAACACCACTAGCACCAGTTCCACTAGCAGCAGCTTTTGCAATTATGACATAATTATTTGTATCAGTGACTGATTGTATTTCAAATTCACCTTGTAGATTAGAAGCGGTAATACCATTTGCTGTTCCTGACACACTAGATATAGTAACAAAATCTCCCTCTATAGCACCGTGCGTAGCGTCGGTAACTGTAACTTCTGTAGATCCTGATGTTGTTGTAAAATTAGTTATTGATGCACCACTTTCTCTTATTGGTGTAATGTCATACCATGCTTGATTTTGATAAACGTAAAGTTTTTTATTTGTTCCAGTGATTGTGTATTGATCGCCGTCTAAAGAAAACCAAGTTATGATACCACGTGCTGCACCTACTAAAGCACTTGTAGATACTTTAGACCAACCACCTATTTTTTCTGGGAGTCCGTAGCGAAAACGAACATTATCACAATCTATCCAACGCCCTTCAGCGCCGTATTCAGTATCTTGTTTGTCTATTCCTGGTGCTACCTGAACTTTGATTAGCGTCATTTAGTCTCCTATACAGC